TGGCTGACATATTACTCACGCTGCTTTCTCCTCTTCAATTAATGCATATTTAGGTACTGAGAGTTCTTGTACAAGATAACCTTCCCATTTATTCTCATCCATACATTTTTTCAATTTTCTTTTGTAATTGGTGAATTGGTCTATTCCAAACTGTAATGCCTCATCTTTCATAATATAAATTGCTGGTACATGTGGCTCTTCTTTCTCACAGGCTAAAATCACAAACATGTCAAAAGGCTTGCCAATTGCTTTACAGGCTTCGTGAGCCATACCCGCTTGCAGATAGTAACCATAAACTAAAGCGCTTCTCATAAAGCTATAGGCGCTTGCGTCATTAGTGGTTTTTAAATCCACTACCATTTTTGATGACCAAATATCAGGCCTGGTTTTAAATTGCAATCCAGTTTCTTTGTCAGTCCAGTAGATTGATTGCTCGTAAACTGCCTCATCTAATAGAGTGGTGACAATCTCATGCTTGCTTACTAGGTCAACCATTTTGCTAACCTTGGAAAATTGGTCATTAGTTAGAATGATTTTGCCTTCCGCATAGGTTAAGAATTCTTCATACATTTCCTTACCGCCTTTAGTTCTACGGTCAAGGTTAGGCATGATTGCAAACTCCATTTGAAACTTTGCTGGCTCTAGTAACATGGTGTGGAATGCTGAACCGATGTTCATTGCTGGAGTGGCTTCTGATTTCTCAGCCAAGCCCGACATGGTTTCATACCAAAAGTGATACGGGCTCTTATCTAACAACATTAACTTGCTTCGAGATATGCCCTCCGATGCGTGGTACTGCTCGTTTGTAATATCATAAACGCCATCATTATATTTTGTGTTCATTGAGTTTTCCCTGTGTTATTAATTCCTAGCCATGTTATGCCAATCCTTGGCATATGTCAACACTTTGCATACTCTTTTATATTGGTTCATTTTATGCTAATACTTGGCATAAATCAAAATTATTGATACATTAAGCAATTTTAAGCAAGAGGGACAATATGACACCTAACGATGTAATGCAAAAATATGGGAGCCAATACAACTTCCAAAAAGAGACCGGAATGTCTCACACATCCCTTGGCAACTGGATTAAATGGGGATTCGTACCCGAACAATCACAATACAAACTTGAGAGAATTACCGATGGTGAATTAAAAAGCTCCTGGACTTTAAATAGAGAATTAAGAGATGTCGGATAATTTATTTTATTGGTACAAGGAAATGAGGGATCGAATTAAACGTTTAGAAAACGATCCTGAGGCAGATTACCACGAGGCTCAAGAAATTCTAAATGGATGGAAGGAATCTATTAAAGTAATTGAGGCAGGGAATCCTGAAATTATCAATCGCTATAATAGACATGTGGCTATTCAAGACTCATTTACACCTGAACAAATTGATTTTATTTGTTATCAAATTGGTGATTGGTATTTGAATTGGAAAACGCGCATTACCACAGGTGACGGTCATGGGCATAGATTAGGATTTGCCAAAGAACAATTAAAAACTATGATTTGTGGAGATTAAGGAGAGAAATAAATGAGGGAAGATAAAAGCGTTGTAGATGCTAAAAAATGCTTAAAGTCACATATTAAATTCTTTGAATCAATGATTAAGCACATCAATGGAGATGATATTGTTCTGAAAGGGCGAGCCATGTGGACTGCTTATTTTCTTCATAATTATATTAATGGTCAGCTTATGAAGGATATTGTTGAGGCCATGACAAAACAAGGAGAGGAAAATGGAAGTCAAAGGCACAATGCAAATGAACAAGTGTGAGGAGTGCGACAAGTTCGGGATTAATTTGAATTATATTATATCTCCTTTTCCTGGCACAACTCCTAAACATCTATGGCTCTGCTCTGTTTGTACTGCTGAGCATGTAAGAGAATTTCTAGCGAGAGAAGAAAATGGCCAAACTCCTTAATGATTGGAATGACGATTGGTCTCATTTGAAAAAAGCTCGCTGGTATAAGCGTTTGTGGTGTGACATTCGCCATAAAAAACAATATAAAATTTATTCAGCGTGGCATGCTGGAGGTATTTGGCGTGACATCAAAGTTTATGGGTGCATGAAATGTAATATATGGAGGCTAGAAAAGTAATGGATGAAAATCTTAAGGATGAGATAAAAATATTAAAGGAAAAACTGAAAAATAAGTCTAAAAGGGTAAGGGAACTTTCAGATTTAAATAAAACCTTTAGGAAAAGAGCGGATCATTGGTTTAATGAATTTCATAATGAAAGAGAAAAGTTTTATGCCATGATGCGGTTTTTCCCAAAAAAATATTACAAAGTTGAATATTCAGGGGTAAATGAACACGGTAATCGAACCTCCACTAAAATTGAATTAATAAAAGGCATTTGTGCGGCTGAAATTATATGCGATATAGAGCGTCATTATAAAGACGGCAAAGTTCACATGATTGAAGAAGTAGCAACATAAGGAGAAAGAATGAGCTGCATAACAAAAATACTAGAATTAAAAGGCGATAAAGAGTTCTTGTTGCCTCCCACCGAATGGATTGCCGTTGAAGGTGGTGGCGAATACAAAGGCTATGAATATTTAATAGTGCTAAATACGAATGGCCATCGATGCGGTTATGTAGCAATTCCCCCTGCACATCCATTTAGTAATACCCCAGAAGAGGAAAGAACTTTTATGGGCGGTAAAAAATATGAACATTATGATTATGATTCTTTGAATATAAATTGTCACGGTGGTTTAACTTTTATGGCGCCTAACCATGGCCTTAAAGATTTATTAGATGTGCCTTGCAATGATATGTGGATAGGTTTTGATTGCGGGCATCATGGTGATTCTTGCGATATAGAAGCTTATAAAAAATATTTTGGAGATACCCATGCAGAAGATAAAGAATCATTCTTTAGAGCTTTTAACTCCAGGTCAGACACAGTTAAAGACTTTAATTATACGAAGAAACAATGCGAATACATTATCGATCAGCTTATAGAGAAAGCAGCATGAACATGGACTTATACCGCCTCTATAAATCAGGTCGTGACCTAGTTGAAGAGTTTCGTCACAAAGATTTAATCCCTCTTTTTCGGGATTTTGTAGACACGCAAGAGGCTATTGCTAAAAATATTGATAAGAAAAACCCTCAATATTATGAAAGATGGAAGAAAGAAAGATTTAACCAACAGGGAGAAGTAAATGAAGTTGAAGCATAAGATTCAAGCAGGGTTACTAGGTGGCATAGTTTTAATAGGAGGCATTTACATAGCCGCCAATTTAACCAGGGTTCCAGCTGGATATCGGGGCGTAATTGTAAACCTCTATGGCTCAGACAAAGGGGTTTCTGAACAATCGGCCGGAGTAGGGCGCTATTATTTAGGCTGGAATAGAGAAATGTATTTATTCCCAACCTTCCTGCAAAACCGTTCTTGGAATAAAGAGCAAGCAATTACTATGCAAACCTCTGAAGGCCTTACAATAACCACTGACGCAGGGATTACCTATCAAATTGAGCCTGACAATATTGTCAAAGTCTTTACTAAATACCGCCTCGGAATTGAAGAGATAACCAACACATTCCTTCACAACATGGTTCGAGATGCCATGAACGAGGTTGCCAGTAGAATGACTGTAGACCAAATTTACGGCTTAAAAAAAGAGGAATTCATTACCTCAGTCAATAAAATTGTCATCAAAGAAGCCGCGGAAAATGGAATCAATGTAGATAAAATTTACCTGATAGGTAGTTTTGTGCTTCCTCCGTCTGTTATGAACTCTATTAACACAAAAATTGAGGCCTCTCAAAATGCTGTTAAAGTTGAAAATGAAATCGCTACGAGTCGCGCCGAAGCTCAAAAAACCATCGTTGAAGCCAAAGCACGAGGAGAGCAGCAAATTATCGCAGCAGAAGCCAATGCCAAGCAAATTACCCTAAATGCTGAGTCTCAAGCTAAAGCGAATAAAATCCTTGCAGCAAGCCTTACCCCTGAATTTGTGCAATATCAAGCGATTCTAAAATGGGATGGGCAATTGCCAAAAACCAATGCTTCTAGCGCAGTTCCTTTTATCAACATAGGGAAATAATAATGAAACATGTCTTTCAAGGGATAGGAATTCTAGTGTTTTTATTGGTGACTACAGGGATTATTTTACCCTGGGTAATAAGCAATTTCATACTTCCTCTATGGATGATTCTTGTTACTTTAGGGGTCATGATAGCCATTTGGTTTATGGTGCTTGAGATTCCAGTTCGCAAGCTTTTTATTTTGCTCAAATCACAGGTAAAGGAAGCTCAGAATGACTAAGGTTATCAATTTCCCTCCCAAGAAAGAAACTGTTAACTTCATAGTTCCTGAAAATGATTTTAATTTTTTACTTCGTAAATTGGTTGAAACTTCTCTCAGGGATGGGAGAAGCCAAGGTTTTTTTATTGGAGTTCTTTTAGCGAATATACTCAATTTTTTAATTATGTATTTTACTAAATAGGAGCAGTACCCAGCAAAGGAGATTTAATGAATATTGATATTTATGCTAAATCCGTGCAATTACTAGAGCGCGTTGCTAATTCGGTTCATGACCGAGACCCTAAAAACCCTAATTTACTGACATTTAGTATTACTGAGATTCATATAGTAGAGGAATGGATGAGAGAGTTAATCAAAGATTTGGAGAAAGTAGACCCTAACCAGGACTATATACGCTCGGTTAACTGTATTTGAAAGCCCGAAAGTGGAGACACCAACGGGCTTTTATGTATCTACAACATTATCAAAGGAATTTAAACATGAATAATAACCAACAACAGGAAAACAATAACATGTTAATTAATGATTTAAAAGAAGGTTTGTCTGATAGTTTAGATTATCTTGAAAATTGCTTAGATTCTTTGGATAAGATTAAAAATCAAGATCAAGAACTAATTAATTGGTATCATGAATTAGTAGATATACATGAGGTAATAAGATTGAAAATAATAAAAATTTAGGGCATCCAGCCCTTAGCCTTACTTGACGCAATCAAGAAGGTACATCCCTAAATATTAGTACTCTAGCAGGTACAGACAACGAGGTAATTATACCATGAAAAACGATCATGTGAAGTTTAGGCGTGCGAAAGAAACAAAATTTTTAATATGTGATGAAGTAATCTTTGATAAATTCTCTCCCTTTGCATTAAAAGTCTATGGTCAGTTACGAAAGCTTGTTAGTTACACCCAACAATGTGATGAGATTGAAGTCACTGTCAAAAACCTAGCTGTTCTTTCTGGAATCTCTGAACGAAAAACCTATGAAGTTCTTAATGAACTTGAGAACGACCATTACATTATCCAGCGCGAAAAAATCTATCACATAAAATACGGGCAAGTGAACTCCTTCCTAGTGTCTCAAACTTACGCATTTTTTAAATCTGTACAATCCGAGACCACCACTGCACCACAAGAAAACCCTGTGGATAACTCTGGTCAAAATTTGTCACCCACTGCACTATATGCAGTACCCACTGCACCACATGCAGTACCCACTGCACCAGGTGCAGATATATATAATAAGGAACAAGAGTCTTTACAAGAGGTTTCTCAAGAAAAACAAAACAAGGAGCCTATACAGCCTGTGGAAAAACCTGTTTCTGTTTTTTCTTGTAAAGAAGATGTTAAAACCCATGTTGAAAACATTGTCTCCAAAAGAGGAAATTTTATTGAGGAGGAGATAGCAGACCAAATCACTTGGTACGCTTCTAAATACCTCGGAAATAACTCAGAGATAAAAAAGAAAGTTAATATAGCGCTAAAAAAAGTTCGTGAGGGTAAATGGAACATCCCACAGGGCTATCAAGGCATCACTTCGCAATCCATCCGTGAAAAGGAGGAGCAGCAATCCAGACAAAAAGCAGAGCAATATCAACAAGAGGCCAAATCATTTCAGGAAATCTCAAAAGCAATCCTGTCTCCCTGTGCTTCAAGTGCTTTGGCTGAGTTAAAGAAAAAGCTAGCTTCTGGTTGATATGCTTACCAAACCGGAATGCCAAAAGATTCTGTTTAAAATCGGTATTGAGTTGGGAGTAAGCCCTAAGCTCATTGCAACCCGACTTTTGAGTGAAGAGGATAAACAGGATATGATGAACGGAGACCTAAGCATTGAGGCTTTAACCTGCCATGTGAAGGCTTGGAAGGAAAACGGGATGGCCGATTATGCAAACGGAAATACCGAACCAATGAAATTAACTAAGGGATAAGATAATGCAAACTGGAATTGTAAAATGGTTTAATGAAGCAAAAGGCTATGGATTTATTGCCTCGGATAACAAAGATTATTTTGTGTACTTCTCAGAGATTCAAGGAACTGGATTTAAAACCTTGAGGGAAGGCCAAAAGGTGCAATTCACTGCTGGAATGTCACCTAAGGGCGCATGCGCTCAAGGGGTAAGCGTTATTGCGTAGGTTCAGGATAAAATAAACTCTGTACATCTTTGGAAAGCTTATTGAATAAATCGGTAAGCTTACCGCGCATCTCCTCATCATTACCTGTTAAAATCTCAGATATTCCGCCGTGAACGATTCCCAACACCATAGACACGTTTTCTAGCATCTGCATTCTTGCTTCTAGCTCTTCAATTATTCGTTGGTCTTGTGTCATTTGGTTATCTCTCCTTTCATGATTTCCCATTTGATTAAATACATCTGGTCTTCTGGTAATTCAGCACAAAAGTTTACCATTTGTTTAAGTATCTTCAGGATAATTGGTTTTGCAATACAGTTTTCCAGCACTTCCTTGTCATTGGAGCCCCTAAAAAGCAAATCCCCGTGGGCTACGCGTTTTAAGCTCATTCTTCAACCCTCACGCCTTCTAGGTAAAATTCCTCATGTGGAAAATCCGTTTCTAAGACTAGGATATGTTGTTTAGCGTCACTTTGATGCAAAAAGACAGCCTCTATTTCATCCCAATCTAACTCAACCTTCCTTGTTACAATCCATACTCGCATAGCTTTATCTCCATTTTTTAATAAAACGATATGACCCATAGCAGCGTAGGTTGCTCGCATTTCAGAATTGAAATATTCGGTTCCGGCCAATACAAGCCTGTAGCCCTTATAAATCTCATAGCGCCATAAACCACGCATCTCTTCTTTTACAATATAGCGGTACATCATACAGCCTCAATTTTTTCATAGAAACTGAGATATCTACGGCAAAAAGATGCTAGACTCTCCGCTGCGTATGGGTGAATGCATTTTTCTATGATAGTGAATCCCTCATCGTTTTCAATCTCAAGGACGAAACCGAACTGTTTGTTTTTACCTAGCCAAACCGAATGATCATCACTCATCAATTCCGCTAAAGTTAAATCGTTTATAGTTCGTTCGGGGGATGATTTATTCTCATCCTCCCATGGATTGTATACTGTTTCATCGCTTATTCTGCACGGCATGTTCATTTAATTTACTCCTTAGTTACGGTAAAACGCGGTAAAATACCCTTAAATTACCCCGCTTAATTACCCTTAAAATTTGGGGGGCTTATGCAGCCCTCAGCTTGTTTCGCTCTTTCTCTGTCACCTTTTGGCTTCCGTGTGACGCTCTAATCTCATCCATTGAAAACTTTCCTCTCCCTCTTGATTTATAATCCGCTGGACGGAAATACCAAAGTTTCTTCTTAGGAGCCCACATAAACCCAGCTTCTTTTATGATATCTTTGTGAGGTCTTGTATCTCCGTGTAACCAAATCCAAGCCCCGCAAATCTCTATATCTAATCCAAGCCCCATAATTGCGTTTAAAGCTGCGTTGATGTCATCCCCGTATCTTTGGGTTCCTTCTGTGTCGATCGCATCTCCTGAGCATTCCTGTAAAGCCTCGTATGCTAAATTCACTAGTTTCATCATCTCCAAGCCCGCTGGGTTTCTATCTGGATGATATAAAGAACAGGCCTTTCTATAGGCAGCTTTTACAATTTCTGGATTATATAGGCCGGAAATTCCCAAAATTTTTATCGCGTCTTTGATATGCATTTTTTATCCTCATTTGTTTTGAATGAGTTAATAGTATATGTCAAATGTTGGCATGTCAAGACTTGTCATAAATTATTTTAAATATTTTAGTTATCCCCACACTTACTCACTGATTTTGTGGATAACATCCGATGTGATATCTTTAGTACAAGTGGTGCAAAGGATTTGCCCGCGAGTTATTAATCGATTAATAACCCTTACAAGGAGCGCTTAAAATGAGCGAAGTTAAAGACTATTCAGAGCAGAAAGAGGATACCCATTACAATGGCGTTCCCTCTATGTACGGCCGCATGGTTAATAAACAAAACCGTGAACAGCCTAAATATTGTGAGCCTGGCATGCCTTCAGACGATGGCGCGATGAAAGGTGCACATCGAAACGAGCAAGCCCCAGCCTAATAGACTGACACTATAAAAGGGGCTTAAATGGGAACTCCCAATAAATACAAGCCGGAACTATGCAAAAAAGCCTTTGAGGTTCTTTCCAATGGAGAGAGCCTCGCAGCTGTTTGTTGTGAGCTTGATATCACTCGCGAGACCTTAAGAGTCTGGCGCAACACACACAAAGACCTAAACGAAGCGATTAACAAAGGCCTGGAGCATTCCCAAAGGTATTGGGAAAATATAGGCAAGATGGGCATTCAAGGAGCTTATGAAAAATTCAATGCTGCCCCTTGGATTTTCACAATGAAGAACCGCTTCAGAGAAGACTATAAGGAAGAAAAAGAGGACAAAAAGGACGATTCAATTAGCGTACTTGAAAAGATAATAACGGGAGCAATAAAGGTTAAGCATGATTAACGTTTACGACCTAGAAGAGTTTGCACCAAGCTTTTTTAAGATAGCTGACAAATCAGGTCAATTAATCCCTTTTACTTTTAACAGGGCTCAAAGGCATGTACACAGCAAGCTTGAAGAGCAGCTTATAAAGCTTGGATATGTTAGAGCCAATGTATTGAAGGGAAGGCAGCAGGGAATCAGCACCTACATTTCTGGGCGCTATTTCCATAAAGCATTGACCTTGCCAGGAACACAGGCCTTTATTCTTACCCATATGGGAGACGCAACACGCAGCTTATTTGCAATGACCAAGCGATATAACCACAATTTGCCGCCTGGACTTGCACCGAAACCAGATAAAGATAACGAAAACCAATTATTGTTTAATAAGCTTAACTCAGGCTATCGCGTGGGTACTGCTGGGAGTAAAGAGATAGGGCGGTCAATGACAAACCAATTGATGCACCTATCCGAGTACGCATTTTATGATAACCATATAGAGATTAAGCGCGGAATTGAACAAACCGTTGCCGACATTCCAGGAACAGAGAAGATAAAGGAATCAACGGCCAACGGAATTGCAAATGCTTTTTACCTGGACTGGCAAGATGCCAAAGAGGGAAAGAGCGATTATATAAATATCTTCGTGCCTTGGTATTGGCAAGATGAATATACACGCAGCGCGGAGGGTTTAGAGCTAACAGACGAAGAAAAAGACTGGATGATGCTGTATAGCCAGGATGGTTTAACAGCAAAGCATCTAGCTTGGAGAAGAACGAAACTATCAGACTTTGACGGAGATTATAGCCAAAAATGTAAAGGATTTAGCCAGGAATACCCCTTCACAGACGAAGAGGCGTTCATTAACTCAATTACTGATACATTTATTACCGTTGAGCCTGTACAAAGAGCCCGCAAAGCACAGGTTGAATCTACTTCGGCTTTGCTTATAGGAGTTGACCCAGCAAGAGGCGGGGTTGATAAGAGTACGATAATAAGGAGGAAAGGCCGCCACGCTTACAAATGCGATTCGTTCCAAGGATTGGACACAATGCAATTGGTCGGGAAAATCAAGATGATAATCGACCGCGAACACCCGAATAAGGTGTTTATTGATTGCATAGGCATAGGCGCGGGCGTGGTAGATAGATTGCAAGAGATGGGCTACGAGTGCGTTGTAGGTGTAAATGTTGCTAGGGCTGCTAATAATCCCGACCAATTCTTAAACCTACGCGCGGAACTCTGGAGTGAGATGCGGGATTGGTTCAATCAAGACATGCCCGTACAAATACCAGACGACCCCGAATTGCAAAAAGAACTGTGCGGCCTGGGCTACGAGTACAACAGCTCAGGGCGCTTGGTGATTGAAAGCAAAAAGGATGCCAAGAAGCGCGGCATGAATAGCCCAGACAAGGCCGATGCATTGATGATCACCTTTGCATATGGCCAGCATGCAGGAACTTCTACCTATCAGCCTAATTACATACCGGAGAGCAGCGCAGGGAGGCTGATTTAAATGCATACAATGCAAGAAATTTTATTAGAAACAAGAAAAAACTCTAAGATGTGTACCGCAGTAGAAACAGGGGGAATTATTTGTTTTGGTATTGTGGATTGTAAAGGTGTTTGTCAAAAACATTACCTGAGATATAAAAAATATCAGTCTTATGATTTACCAAATAAAGAAATTAAAAAATGTAAATTTATAGACTGCAAAGGAAAATATAAGGCAAAAGGATATTGCGTGAATCATTATGCAACTTACATCACAATTCCTTTCAATGAAACAAAAAAATGTGTTGCAGAAAATTGTGATAAATATAGGAATTCAAATAACAGATATTGTTCTATGCATGATTCAAGAATTAGAAATCATGGAAATTTAAAAGGAAGTGGATACGCGATTGGAAAGTCACCTAATTCACAAAATGCATTGAAAAAATATAAAGTGAGTAAAAAAGATTATAATTTAAATTGTATTATTGCAGATTGTTCTTATTCAAAAAATAGAATTAAAAGAGGCTTATGTAATACTCACTATCTTCAATGGCTCAAAAATAAGGATTTAGAAAAAGCAAAATTATACAAGACTAGATAATAAAACAAACCTAACTAAAAGGATTTAGCATGGTTAAGAAAGCGGAGAAAATCGCACATGAGGCGCGATTAGCCTGTGAAAAGTTTCGTGAAGGGTTTAAGTGGAATATAGACCAATACCACGAGATGCACACCTTTGTACTCGGCCAGCAATGGACTGACGAGGAAGAGGATGACATGATTAAGACGTTCCGAAAGGTGCCGATGGTTGCTAATAAACTCGGTGCCATGGCGAACTCTTTGCTCGGCGAGCAGCAGCAAAACACGCCACAGCTTCAGGTCGTGCCAATGACAAGCTGTGATGAGCGTACAGCCCATTTGCGAGAGCTCATAGTCAAAGACATCATGTTCTCAACCGATGCGACAATTACTTACCAGGTTGCAGCGGGTCAAGCAGCCATCGGAGGCTATAGCGCTTTCTTTATAGGAACTGATTACACCCATCAACGCTCATTTGATTTAGACATTTGTTACGGTCACTTCAAAGATGCAACCAGAGCCTATTTTGATTTAGGCGCAGAAGAGCCCAACAAGACAGACGGTATGCACTGCGGTTACATCACACGCATGACGCGCCCTAAGTTCCGCGAAATCTACGGCAAAGACATTGAAGAGAAAATATCAAAGACCATGAGCCCCACGGCTAGCAAGGAAGAAATAGCCCTTGCTGTTCAACCATCCGAAGGGGAAGACCCTTTTAGCTGGGCAGATGAGGAAGGGATAACCATACTTGACCACTTTGTGCGCAAGTTCGAGAAAGACACGCTGTATAAGATGTCAAACGGCAAATCCTATAACCAAGAAGAACTAGACGAGCTCATTTCCAAATCAATTGATATGAATGACCGCGTTGAAGAGCAGCGCATGGAAATGCAGCAGCAACAAATGCAAATGATGCAACAACAACCAATGGATGAATACGGCTCGCCAATGCAACAACAGCAGCCCCAAGAACAACCAATGGGAATGCCCAATGATGCCCAAACGTTGCCAAACTCTCCCAATGAAGCCCAAGGCGTGCCAACGATGGGCGATAATGGAGCAATGGAAGCGCCAGAAGAGGAGCTCACAGAAGAAGAGGAAGAATTCCCAGAAAATCGCATGACCATTTGGGATGATGGCAAACCCGTACGCATTGAAGACAAGCGTTCCTTCAAGTCCTATAAGATTTGGCATTATAAAATTGCTGGCGATTACATCCTTGAAGATGGGGAGTTCCCAGCCGACCAGTTGCCAGTTGTTTTCGTTGACCAAAACAGCTTCTACGATAAAACAGGAAAGCAAGTTTGCCGTTCATTCTTTGGTGATTGCAGAGATACCCAGCGCTATATCAACTACATTCGAACCCAATCAGCCTTTGTGCTTAAAGTCTCACGCTATGACCAATTCATTATGAGCAAGAAAAATGCTCAAGGAATGGATACTCAAAGAATGTGGCGAGACCCTAACGCAATACAGGGAGCGCTTTATTATGACGAAGTGCCGAGTGGGTCTAAGCCTGAACAATTAAGACCCCCCGAATTATCAGCTTCCTTGCTGCAACAATATGAGGTTGCTATTCAAGATTTATACCTAGCTACTGGCTTATATCCAACCCAATTAGGTCAACAAGGCAACGAAGTATCAGGAACAGCCATTGATGCTAGAACTCGTCAGGGCTCTTATTCAACTTACTGCTTTTTTAACTCAATCAATAGGGCAATCACCACAGGCGGTTCAATCGTCAATGAAATGATACCTAGAGTTTATGACTCGGAGCGGGTAATCACTCTCATGATGCCGGATGAAGGGATTAAAAATATCACTGTTAACAAGCAAATTGATGAATATGGGGAGCTTATAGAAAATGACATACGAAAAGGAACCTACGAAGTCAGACTCAAAGCAGGACCAAGTTTCGAAGGACAAAAGGAACAAGCGTTGCAGTCATTGCGGGAGGTACTTCAAGCTGACCCTGAAACCTTCAAACTCGTTGCCGATTTGTACGCCGACAATTTACCGCTCGCCAACAACTTAGAAATTAAGAACAGATTAAAAACCATTGTACCGCCTGAAATTATTCAAGCTGGGAAGACAGGCAAGATGCCGAATGAATCAGGTCAACCCACGCCGGAACAGCAAATGATGCAGCAGCAAATGCAAATGCAACAACAACAAATGCAGCTACAAGCCAAAGAAGTTCAACTTAAAGAGGAGGAGATAAAACTCAAGCAGCAAAAAATAATCATGGATGCTCAAGTTGAACTACAAAAACTTGAGGCAACAAAAGTAGAAGTCGCGGGCGGAATACAAGCACAGGAATTGCGGTATCTGGCTGAGACACAACGTACACATAGTGATGAGGCAATCGCTCATGCCGACAACTTGGTGAGGATTCTTACGCACAAAATTTCATAAATAGCTAAAGACAGGGAGATGTTATGGCTACTGAAGTGAGCAACATTGATGAGTTGTTGTTGGGAGGAGGCACGCCCTCAAAACCGCCAACACCTGAAAGCAGTTACGAAGAACCTGCGAGTGAACCCGAGGTTTCATATGATGAACCGGATGCTAAGCCATTAATCGATGAGGAACCGGAAGAACCCGAGGAACCCAGGAGCTTAAAAGATGACACAGACGATGAAGAACCTGAGAGAAAAAAAGAGCCTGAATACGACGATTATGGCAATACTAAATCGCCTTCTAAAACGTATACAGAAGAAGAAGTCAATGAGCGAATCAACAAAGCAGTTCGTGAAAGGCTTGCTAGGGGTAATAATCAGAATCAACAGCAGCCTACTCAGCAACAAGTGGCACAGCAGGCCGAAGGATTTGACTATAACCCCGATTCGGAGGAATCATGGGAATCTCAGCTAGAAAAGTTTGTTGAGAAAACGGTCTCAAAGATTGGTCAAAAGCAAGCGCAACTGCAACAGCAAGAGCGAGACCATGCACACCAAGCCGAGTTCGAAGACAAGTTTACCCGTGGCATGAGCCGCTTTTCTGACTTTAGAGAGGTAGTTGCGTCACAGCCTGTCACAGACCCAATGACCCATGCGCTACGTGGATTAACAGACCCCGCAGCCTTTATTTATGCAGCTTCTAAACGCCATCCAGCAGAACTTGCGCGAATATCCCAAATTGCAGATCCGGCAGCGCAAATCATGGAAATGGGAAGGCTTGAGGAACGTATGAGAAAATCCGCACCGAGTACCAAAGCACCAAGACCCGTAAGCAAAAGCCGTGATGATGCTTCTATGCCTGTATCTCAGAAGAAGAAAGAGCCTAGCATTGAGGATTTAATTGCTCATGCAGATGCAAAGAAAAAAGCACAATTTAATCAAAAAAGGGGTGGAAGATGAAACAAGTAAGACCAGCGATTGAATCAGAAAAGACTATATTGGGCGCAATTTTGCTGGATAACAGCGCTTTTAGAGTAGTTAAAGACATGCTTTGCGCAGCGGACTTTGGAATTGGATTGCACAAATCATTGTTTGAAACAATGGTTAAGCTCTATAACAAACATCATGCGGTGGATATCCCAATGCTTCTTGATGAATTGAAACCAAGCTCCAAAAATGAGACTTACCTTTTTGAATTAGCTAATTGTTGCTCTTCAACATCCAATATCAAAGCCCATGCTGAAATTGTGCGTGAAAAATCGGTTCAAAGGCATTTGCTTGATGTTGCCCAAGAACTAGGAAGTATCAGTCATGCTGAAAGACTGGCTAACTTCTTGCAAGAGGTTGCCAATGAGATAAGAGTTGAAAAAATTGATGTAGAGTTCTTGAATAGCGCGCTCTATGAAGTATCAAAAGCAATAGTTTTGACTTCTATGGATATTCAAGACGAGGAGTAAAAAGTTGCAAATTTGACAGAATGTTAATCACGTTATAATCTGTTTTTAATTGTTGTAACGACGTGTATCGGCCATCCGTCAGCCACTGTAATAAAAATAATGGCGTGTATTTCGTCTTCCGCCGGGCAAATGGTAGTTAGGCACTTAAGCATGATGCTTGAGTAATTAATAAA